CAGTGCCGATATTTGGTGAGAAGTTTCTGGAAACGCTAAAGGCAGTTGAGGTATTAGATAGCGACCCTTTAGGGGATTGAGTGGCAAAGACTCACTCACCTATTTGGTCGCAAATCTAAGTGTTGAAACTGGGATTGCTCCCAGTGAGTTTATCGGGATGGATTCGGTAATGCTCAAGATGATGATTAGAGTGCTTGAGGAGAGGGCAAAGGCGATCAAGGATGCCAGCAAATCTAAGAGGCGTTAAGGTTACTGGATACAATGAAACCGTTGCTTTGCTTAAAAAGTTTGACAAAGATGCACTTAAAGTAATGAATAAAGAGATTTACCAAGTGCTCAAAACCACTCAGCTGGATGCAAGATCACAAGTGCCAAATAATGTGCCATCAGGGTTGAGCAACTGGGGCAAGACTTCAGGCGGTGCTTGGGATGCGCGAGAGTACCGGCCAAATGGTGTGCGAATGGGAATCAAGAGCAAGATTGACCGGCAACGGGTTAAAGGAATGTGGAGCAGCAAAACTGCATTCATAACTCAATCTGATCCAGCCGGTGCGATCTATGAAACCGCAGGCCGAAAGAATCCACAAGGCCAACCACATTTAAAAGTGGTCAAAGGGCAAAAGCGTGGGGGAGCCGTTAAAGGTTATTCAAACAGCAACAACCCTGAAGCCGGTTACTGGTTTAATAAGCAAATTGCCAGACAAAGCGGTTTGATTGTGCGAGGTAAGCAAGGGCGAATCATTACCAAAACCGTTGAGGATCGTGCGCCATATATCGAGAATGAGATGCGCGATGTAATAAGTAGAGCAACCAAGATGTTGAATGCGAAGTTGGCCAAATGATTAAAGTACCGATTTTTTTTCAACTTAATAAACTTGGCCTTGTTGGAGCAACTAAAGAACTAAAAAAATTATCTAATCAAACAAAAGCCTTTGGAATTACTAGCAAAATCAGCATTGGTGCGGCCAGTGTGGCTCTTACTGCCTATGCTAAAAAATCAGTTGCGGCTGCAATAGCGGATCAAAAAGCCCAAGCAACTCTTGCGCAAACTCTTAAAAATGTTGGCAAATCTGCTGCAACTCCTATGCTTACCCGTTACATTGACACACTTCAAAGGGCAACCGGAGTTTCTGAGGAACTATTGAGGCCAGCCTTTGAAAAGTTAATTCGGGCAACTGGTGATGTTACTGAATCGCAAAGATTATTGGCATTAACTTTAGACATAAGTGCGAGCACTGGAAAAACTACAGAACAAGTTTCAGCAAGTTTGGCAAAAGCCTATTTGGGGCAAACTCAAGCACTTGGCAGATTGGGCATAGGATTATCAAAAGCAGATTTGAAAACAAGTAGTTTTGATCAAATTGTTGCAAAATTAACTAAACTTTTTGAAGGTCAAGCCAAAACCGCAGCTGAAAGTTATGCCGGTCAAATGGGCATTTTAGGTGTAGCATCTCAAGAGGCTAGTGAAAAAATCGGCATTTCGTTAATTGATGCTCTAATTAGATTGTCTGGCAACGACAGCGTGCAAAACTTGGCATCCAGTATGGAACGAGTCGCGCAAGCAACAGCAAACACAATAACAGGTTTCAGCATTATGGCTGAAAAAGTCAAACAAATAGGCAAGTTTGCTGGGACAGCATTATCAGTAGCAGCGATTGTTGCTGCATTTTTGCCACAAGGCCAATTGGTCAAGCCTGCTATGGCATTGATAGCCATTGCAAAAAGCAAAAAATTGCTGGGTGCAGCTGCAATTATAGGAACCGTTGTAGCAGGTAATAAACTTGGTGCAAAAGCCGAGGACAAGAAAGCACCAAATGTTTTTGATCGTGGGTTAAATCAAAGGGCATTAAACTTTGCAACCAAAATTGTAGAAAAGAAAACAGAAGCAACCAAATTAGATAAGGCAGCAGCAGCAACGACCAAATTGCAAGCAATGTTTGACATTGATGCCATCCAGATAGCAGCTGCACTCAAGGGCAAGATCAGCGACCTAGACCGAGCAAGCCTAGAGGGTATGCAAGCATTAAAAACTAAAGGCACTGATGATGACATTGCAGCAATTAAAAAGATTGAATACGAAACACTAAGAGCCAACGCAGCAGCAAATGATTCTCAGCATTTAGCCCTTATGAACACTTTTGATTTTTATGAATCTATCTATGGTGCAGCCAAAAAAGCCAGCGACAAGATCCAGCAATTATCCTTTGTGCCAGCAAGTATGGCCGCACCTACTGCAGCCGCTGGCGGCGGCGGTTATCAAGGAATGCCGAGCATTGGAAACATTACGCAGCCAAACGCATTTGCAGATATGGGCAATATGGGCAATGTTGGTTTTGATCTAGCCTCATTTGGTCAAAGCCAAGCAGCATTTGAGGCAGGGATAGCATCCTATCAAGCTGCACAACAAAGCACAGTGGTAGTAAATGTAAACCCAAGCGGATCAGGATTTATTGGCAATCAAGATGATTTCTTGCGCACCGTACAAATGGCGTTGCAGATCGGTGGGCGCAACGGTTACTCCACAAGTGGATTGGCTAGTGGATGAGCCTGCCTGCCATTGCGGTAATTCTCAACTTTTCTAGCGGGCCGAGTTTTGGTCAGGCAATGATCATTGGTTCTGGTGTACTTGGCGTTAATATCTTGGCTGATTCCGTTACAGTTACAGCCGATGTTTCAGACACAGTGCAGGCAGTAAATATAAACAGAGGCCGCAATGCACTCAGCGATGTATTTCAAACAGGTACTTGCAGTGTGATTATTGCAGACCAAGATGGCGCATTCAATCCTAACAACACCGCAAGCCCTTATTACGGCTTAATCCAACCTTTGCGCAAGATCACAATTACTGCAACAGATCCAAGCACTGGCCTAGTTTGGGCGATGTTTGCCGGTTACACCACTGGATTCAATTACCAACAAAGTCGTGATGTGGGGATCGTCAGCACAACCACAATCACAGCCGTTGATGGATTTAGGCTTGCCAACCTTGCAACACTCACAACCGTTGCAGGATCGGCAGCCGGTGATTTGGCCAGCACTCGGATTAGCCAGATTCTCGATGCCATTTCTTGGCCAGCCTCTATGCGCGACATTGACACGGCTGCAACCACAGTTCAGGCAAATCCAACGACAAGTGCCACAGCCCTAGTAAAATTGCAACAAGCCACAGACTCAGAATATGGCGCAATTTATATTGATGCCAGCGGCAATATGGTATTTCAAAATCGTGCTTTCACTTCATCCAGTATTGCGGCCAGCCCTACAATTTTCAGCGATGACGGCACGGGAATCCCTTATTCACAAGTGCGGTTTTTATTTAATGATGACCTTGTTTACAACTCTGGCAGCGTTACGCGAATTGGTGGAACAGCGCAGACAAGCGAAAATGCAGCATCCGTTGCCCTTTATTTCAAACATTCTTACAACCGCACAGATCTTATTATGCAGACCGATGCAGTGGCATTGGATTATGTGCGTGCCTATATTGCCTCGCGGCAGGCAACTACCACCCGCACGGATATGTTAAGCCTTAACCTAAACACAACTAGCACGGCCGGTGTTACGGCTGCTTTGCAACTGGACTATTTTGATCCTATAACCGTAAAGAGCACCCAACCAGCAGCTACTGGAACCAGCACACTAGACAAAACCTTGCAGATCTTTGGGGTATCGCACAATGTAACGCCTAACAATTGGGTTACGACCTTTACAACTCTTGAACCAATAATTGATGCTTTCATAATTGGATCGAGTCTTTACGGCATTTTGGACACTTCGGTACTATCATACTAAACACAAAGGAGCAGTAAATGGCAACAGGATTTCCAGCATTAACAGGTGATGTGCTCAGTGCCGCAATGTTTAACGGGCTAGTTACTTACACACTGAATACGCAATCAGGTGCAACTTACACACTGGCAACTGCTGATCAATATCAATCACTTGTTATTACTTCTAATGCATCAACTAAGACCGTAAGCATCCCAACAAATGCAACTTTGGCATACGCCACTGGCACGGCAATAACTATTCTCAATTCAGGCGCGGGATTGCTTACAATCAACGCGGTAACACCAGGCACAACCACAGTAACTAGTGCCGGTGCTACAAGTGCAAGCCCTACGGTTGCGCAATACAAAGCGGCGGTGTGCATTAAAACTGCAACCGATGCGTGGACAGTTGTTGGAGCAGTTGCGTAATGATTGGCAACATAGCGGCAGGAGCAACTTTCAAAGCGGCTCCACTTGTTGATGTTGAGTATTTAATAATTGCCGGCGGTGGTTCAGGCGGTAATGGTAACGGTGGCGGCGGTGGCGCTGGCGGTTATCGAACAGCGACATTAACAGGATTGGCAAAATCAACTAACTTTACTTTAACTGTGGGAGCCGGTGGAGCGGCTAGAGGCGCAACAGCCGGTAATGGCAATGTAGGGGCTAACAGCGTTTTCAATACGGTTACAAGCGCAGGCGGTGGTTATGGTGGCGGTAATAATACAAATGTTGGAACTGTTGGCGGCAACGGTGGTTCAGGCGGTGCATCAAGTGCCGGCGTACCTCCCGCTGCCGGTGGTACGGCAACACCTTCTGGGCAGGGCAATAATGGCGCAACTAGCGTAGTAAATGGGTCAGGTGCAGGTGGTGGCGGTGGCGGTGCTTCAGCGGCAGGAAGTACGAATATAGCCGCTGTAGGCGGTGCAGGCGGTAACGGTTCGGCTAGTTCAATAACTGGTTCAAGCGTAACGCGCGGCGGCGGCGGCGGTGGCGGTGGCGGTTCTGCTGGAAGTACGGGTGGAACAGGCGGCGGCGGAAACGGTAGCGATAATGTTACGCCTCTAAATGCCACTGCTGGTACTGCAAACTTAGGCGGTGGCGGTGGCGGAAACAACGGCAACGCGGCAGGTAACGGCGGCGGTTCAGGTACGGTTATCTTAAAATATGATTCTGTTTTTTCTGCCACTTTTTCAGGTGGCGTTACTCAATCAACAACTACCAGCGGCGGTTATAAAATCTCAGTAATTACAGCCGCAGGCGTATCGGATACGGTGAGTTTCGCATAATGGCACACTACGCATATTTAGATGATAACAACATTGTTGTTACGGTTACAGTTGGTAAAGATGAAACCGAAACAATTGATGGATTAGATACGGAAACTTACTACGCGCAAGGCACGCCTTACACAGTAAAGCGCACCAGTTACAATGGGCGCATTCGTTACAATATGGCGGCAATTGGTTACATATACGATCCTGAAGTTGATGCTTTCATTGAGCCTGATCCAAAATGCCATCCTGAAAGAATCTTAAACACTGACACTTATCAATGGAATTGCGCAAATGCCGACCACATTATTAAAGTCTGATAACGGTTGGCCAGCGAGCAAAGATCCTGCGGAGATTGGAATCAAGTCCTACGCAGTAAAAGGCACAACGATCAAGTTGCGGTGCGCTGAAAGAGTTGCACCATTGCTGGAGGGCTTTGCGGCTGAGTTTCACGCAACGATCGAGCCAATAGATCACGGTGCACTGGATGATTGGGGCTACTGCTTCCGGATGGTGCGCGGTCGTGAGGATCGGCTAAGCAATCACAGCAGCGGTACGGCCATTGACTTGAACTCAAACCTACATAAATTGGGTGCAGAAAATACATTTGCAGAGGGCAAGGCATTGCTGGTGATTGAACTAGCTGCAAAGTACGGCTTAAAGTGGGGCGGTACTTATCGCAACCGCAAAGATGAAATGCACTTTGAAGTTTGCCTGACCCCTAAACAGGCGAAAGAGCGCATTGCTGCGCTCGGATTGGATACAAATGGCTGAACAAATCAAAGGAGCGTGCGGAACCTATATCCGTGCGTTGCTGACCATCTTGCTTACCTTGATGGCCACAATCGGTGGATCACCGTTGGACTTCACCAGCGCGGATTGGCGAATGCTCGCCAATGGACTTTGGGCATCTCTTTTGCCGGTCATTATGCGTGCCTTGAGCACAAGTGATGGCAAATACGGGCGAGCACCAAAAGAGTAATGACCGACACGCGGGGCTGGTGTTGCAAAATGT